GAAAGAGTATGTGGCAAGAACCAAAAACCGATTGGTCAGCCGATGATTACATAAATATCGCAGATTATAATCGTATTATCGGGAACATTGCTTATCTGCATGATTTACAGCAAGAGTTATATAAACCTGTTCCATATACGGAATTAGCAGAAAAGACGGTAAGTGATTATCCGTATGCATGGGAATTTAATGCCATCGAAAGTTTTTTGAATGCATTAAGCGATAATACATTTCCTTTTGCGAATTATGAACGTGGGTACTGGATAGACAATGGGCCCACGCCAACGTATGATGATTTGAATCGAATAGAAAGTGCTTGTCTCGCTTTCTATAAAGGATATAACCGGCAGAAACTTACACAGCAGAAATTACCTATCACTTTTGGGGTAAATCAATCTGCTATAAAATGTTAGGAGGAAAACAACATGGCATACACACCGTTATCCACTGATTTTAAAGACCAAATACTTTCTGATATTAATACTCAGAGAAAGTATAAACAGACTGTAAATGAAGACGGTACAGTGTCTCTACAGGATATGACGGCATACGATCAGCAAGGTAGTTCATATTCTGCAAAGGACATTAATGAGGAACGAAAAGCAATTAATGATGTCTACGCAAACAAAGTAGTTAGTCTGGACGAAGCCAGCCTTGTGACAGAACCCGGATTTTTTTGTGATGCACTGGTGGCTAATGAACTTGTGACAAAGATAGGCAACGACATAAATGATAAATTTAGATGGAAAAAAATAGGTGAATTGGCTGGAAATCAGGCACCTTCCAAAACAATATCTACATTTGATTTGAGCAACCGTACCGAAATCTTATTGACATGCGGGCCAGCGGTCATAAATCAGACAAATCGTATATTATCATCTGCAATTATCCCTATAGTAAGATGGAATTCGGCAACAGCAGATGCGACAAATGGAACATTCCAGTCTGCTTACGATGGCACTACTTATCTTGCGGGGGTATCAAGATTGTCTGATACATCTGTAAAGTTGTATGCTAACTCAAAAACACTTTGTTCGGTATTTGCAAGATAGGGAGGGGATAAACCGTGAATATATTATTTTTAAATCAATCAGAAACGGTTACAGCAACTGTAAAGAAATTAAGTGTACACCTTATCGAGATAACCGGGACAGAACCAAATACATCCGGTTTTCACCTACTGAATAATGCTGGCAATGTATTTGGAAAATATGATGGGTTCACAACATTATACCGTGAACTGGAAGATGGATTTATCTTGTCTGACGATGGAAGTGTATATGTTGAACCGGTTGAACCGGAACCAGAGCCAGAACCGGAAATCAGTCTTGATGAAGTGAAAGAAGCTAAGGTCGCAGAGATGAACGACATACAGCAGAAGCTCATAGCACAGGGAGTTGATGTTACTCTGTCTGATGGCAGTACAGAACATTTCTCATTGACTGAGCGTGACCAGACTAGCCTTGTTGGATTACAGGCTCAGGTCGCAATCGGAGCTGAGAATATTCCTTGGCATACTTCCGATGAAGATGAACACTGCAAATTCTACAGCAATGCAGATATGGCAAAAATCACTTCGTCTGCACTATCCTATGTGACATGGCACGTGACTTATTTCCGTGACCTCCGCATTTTCATTCGTTCTCTGGAAAGCAAAGAAGAGGTTGAACAAGTTACCTACGGAATGAATATTCCAGAAGCATATCAGTCTGAGCCACTGAAAGCAATGTTGGCTCAGAAATCATGAAGAAGTTAAGACCGCTGATTCTGTTTGGGATTGGTGGCCTGATTTACGTGCTGATAGAGCTAATAGCAAGAGGACGTAGCCATTGGTCGATGTTCATCGTTGGTGGTTTGGCGTTTTTCCTTATTGGTTGTATCAACGAAAAATGCCGGAAGATGCCACTGGTAAGGCAGATGTTGATCGGTGCGATTGTGATTACTGCATTGGAATTTGTATGTGGTTGCATCGTGAATCTATGGCTTGGTTGGAATGTATGGGATTACAGCAACATGCCTTTCAATTTACTTGGTCAGATATGCTTACCATTTACCGTAATATGGTTTTTCTTATCGGCAGTAGCGGTTGTCTTGGATGATTGGATAAGACATATATTGTGGAAAGAGAAAATGCCACATTACAAATTATTTTAAGGAGGATGATGCAAATGGCTAATGAAAATTTAAAAGCGCAGGAAATATACGGAATACGCATAAAAGATCTTCCACAAGTCACAGAAGTGAACGATACGGATGATATTATCATAGAGGATTCTACTCCAATAACAAGAAGAGTGAAGATAGGAACGCTGTTTGGTTCCGTTAAAAATCCGTATAAAAACAAGACAATTGTAGCATTTGGCGATAGTATCATTGCTGGCTGGGGATGGAAAGAGGGAACAGGAATCATCCAGCCATTAAAAGAAAAGTATCCGAATGCTACGCGGATCAACAAGGCTGAATCCGGGGCGAATATGGCAGTGACATCCAATCCGTCACATACACCGATTGTTAATCAGATTACATCGTACACGGGTGCTGCGGATGCGATAATTTTCGACGGTGGCGTGAACGATAAGAATAATGGACTTCCTATCGGATCGATTGAGACTAATTATGATGCATCATATAACACAAGTACATTCTGCGGTGCATTGGAAAGCTCATTGCAATACATCATGGACAGGTATCCTCTGGCGGTTAAATTATATATTATTCCACACAGCTTCGCAAAAGACAACTCTTACGTGGACAGTATCTATTCAAAAGCGATTGAAATCTGTGATAAATGGAATATGCCATACCTTGATATGAGAAAATGTTCTCAAATTGCTATGACATCGGTGAATAAAGACAAATATACCTACAACCCAAACAGCAAGAAAGGTGACGGTGTGCATCCAGTAGAATCATGGTATCGCACATTTTACAGCCCAGTTATTGACCAGAAACTAAGAAATCTTGGAATAGGATATACTACAGCGTCTGTAGCACCGACCGTTATAGCGGTTACAAGTGTGTCTCTTGGTAAGAATACATTAAGTATCAAAAAGGAGAAAGTGCAATACTGACAGCAACAGTAAAGCCATCAAATGCAACGAATCAATCGGTTAAGTGGAGTACAAGTAACTCAAACGTAACTGTCAGCAATGGGGAAGTTACAGGAAAAGCTGTCGGTACATCTGTAGTTACAGTAACAACGGATGATGGTGGATATACAGCTCAGTGTACAGTTAATGTTGCTGAGAATACAGTTGATCCGAGCGAAAGTCACACAGAACTGGAATCGCTTAGTGTCGATGGTAATTGCTATTTCGACACAGAGATTTTACCGGATCAGAATACGAACACAGAGGCTAAATTATATGTCAAATCTGGAACGACATATATTTGTGGCGCAAGGGATAATAAATATAAGTATGGTTACTCGATGACGGACAATTTCTATGCTGTTCGAGGATCAGTTTCAAGCGCAGCGAAAAATACAGCATTTTGGGAAGATGCATGGACTATCAAACAGAATGGAGCAACTGCTACATTTGGAAACAATTCTGTAACTCTGGATAATGCTGGTAATTTTGCATTGACAAGTCCATATTACATTGGATGTATGAGCAAAAATGGTGAAGCTGCCGGAGTTGGTCTGAATGGAAAAATCTATTATGCGAAAATCTATTCCGGAAGCAACCTTGTGGCAGATATGATTCCGGTTAAAAAGTCTGACGGTACATTATGCTTATACGATAAGGTGCGCAAGAAATACATCTATAATGCCGGAACAGGAACATTAAAGGAGGGATAATGCAAGGAAAGCACATGGAAATCAGAGCAGGACCGTAAGGTCTTATTTTTATACAAAAAATTAAAGAATCGAGGTACATAGAGTGTATGTAGACGTAAACACAATTATTACTGCTGGAAGCTTATTAACGGCCGTAGTGGTTATCTTTTCCGCTGTTTTCGCAGTATACAAGTGGTATTTAAGACAGAATGAGCAGGATAAAGAGATAGAAAGAATGAAATCAGAACAATGTTTGCTTACTTATGGAATTCTGGCTTGTCTGAAAGGTTTGAAAGAACAGGGATGTAATGGACCTGTTACAGAAGCAATAGACAAGATTCAGAAGCATATAAATAAGCAAGCGCATGATCAGGAGGATTAAGCATGGATATTAGTACAATAGGAACAGTAGTAGGGATCGTAGCAATCTGTTATGTAATTGGACTTGGCTGCAAGGCATATGAGAAAATTCCAGATAAATGGATTCCGGTCATCATGGCTGCATGTGGCGGAGTTCTGGGTGTTGCCGGACTCTATACAATGCCGGACTTTCCAGCCGGTGATGTGATCAATGCAGTTGCGGTCGGAATGGCCAGCGGATTAGCGACAACTGGAGTAAATCAGTTGTATAAGCAGCAGTGTAAGTAGAGGGCGAATAATCGTCCTCTTATTTTTGAAAGGAATGAAGATATGAAAGATTATGTAGAAGTAAATGAAGAAAAATGTGGAGAGGTACATAATTGTATGTGCGTAAAATCAGTCGATGGAAAAACATATTGCCGTGGATGCGGAAGTGTTATAGCGGAACATATTAACAGCACAAAGCATATGGAGAAATAAAGGATACGTGCGACGTCGCACAGAAAGGAGCAATTATGGCACATTTATTTTTAATAGCCGGACACGGAGCCGGTGACAGTGGAGCAGTTGGATACGGTTACACCGAGGCAGAGAGAGTTCGGGCACTTGCAAGACGAATCGTAGCATACGGAGGAAATAATGTTACTCTTGGAGATACAAGCCGGAACTGGTATGCCGACAAAGGCATTAGCTCACTCAAAATCTCAAAGGATTGGCAGATCTTGGAACTTCATATGGACAGCAATGTATCGACAGCCAAAGGTGGTCATGTAATTATTAAAGAAGGATATAATCCGGATCAGTATGACACAGCGCTTGCTAACTTCATTGTTTCCTTCTTCCCTGGAAGAGCAAATAAGATTGTAGGCAGAGCGCATCTTGCCAACGTCAATCGCGCAGCTACGAAAGGTTACAGCTACAGACTTCTGGAAAATGGATTCATTACAAATAAAACAGATCTTACGAAATTCAATGAGAAAATTGATGATCTGGCAAGAGGAATCCTTAAGTCCTTCGGTATTGCACCAGCAGCACCGGTAGCACCAGTTAAGAAGAAAGCAGAACCAATCGACGGAGAGATTAAGGCTGGTGGAGTATTCCAGAACAAGACTGATAAGTTCGGTACAATCTCATATCAGGCTCACATGAGAGGATTTGGATGGGGTAACTGGCAGTCCGATGGCTTAATGGCTGGTTCTACCGGTCAGAACCGTAGAATTGAAGCACTGCATATTAAACCAGATGGTGAAACAGATGTTGTAGTTCACATGAAGAGCATCGGCAACAAAGAATACAAGAACATCACCAAAGACACTCTGATCGGAACCACCGGACAGAACAGAAGACTGGAAGCAATCCGGATCACCGGAAAGGAATCTTTCTACCTGTACAGAGTTCACCAGAAGAGTATTGGCTGGTCAGAATGGGCCAACAACGGAGAGTGGGCTGGTACGATCGGAAAAGGTCTGCAGATGGAAGCACTGCAGATCAAAAAATCCATGTTCTCCGTCGAACCGCACGTACAGAGTAAAGGATGGTTATCTCCAAGAGCTGCAGAAAATATCATCGGTATCACCGGCCATGCATTACGTCTGGAGGCAATCCGGATCAACCCATACGGAAAGACCATTAAGGCGAAAGCTCACATCCAGAGTAAAGGCTGGGTGGATTACGGTACGATCACTAAAGACACGATCATCGGTACTGTAGGCGAAAAGAAACGTATTGAATGCTTATGCTTCGAAGGCGACTTCGAATACCGTGTTCATATCCAGAGTTCCGGATGGACAGACTGGACAAGAGCCGATGGAGTAGCTACTCTTGGAACCGTAGGCCAGGAACTTAGAATCGAGGCTATTCAGTTTAGATAATTTACTTAAGAAATAAAAAATAATTTGTCCCACGAGTGTCCCATACGGAGAATTTGAGTAAAAGAAAAAGCCGGAAACCCTTGAGTTTCCGGCTTTTTTTTAATTAAGTTCAATGCGGATAGTGGGACTTGAACCCACACGAAGTCACCTCCGCAAGATTTTGAGTCTTGTGCGTCTGCCATTCCGCCATATCCGCATATATGTTGCTTACACAACAAAATAAATTATAACTATAAATGTAATGTCTGTCAATCCCCTTTTTCTAAAAATGAAAAGAAACCGTAGAAAGAAAATCAGTGAGAAAAATTAACCTTTTAAAAAGGCACAAATTGGTGTATAGTAAGATAGTGATTTTATAAGAAATGAACTATTTAGGTGGAGAGACAAAATGAGCAGTAAAATTGTTCTGATTGACGGCCACAGTATTCTTAACCGGGCTTTTTACGGGCTGCCGGATCTGACGAATGCGGAGGGCCTTCATACAAATGCAATATATGGATTTCTAACGATTATGTTTAAACTTCTGGAAGAAGAAAAACCAGAATATCTGACGGTGGCATTCGATGTTCACGCCCCGACTTTCAGACACAAGATGTATGCAGAATATAAAGGAACAAGAAAGCCGATGGCTGATGAGTTAAGGCAGCAGGTTCCGGTGATCAAAGAAGTGCTTCACGCAATGGGGGTTAAGACGATTGAATGTGCCGGCCTGGAAGCAGATGATCTGATTGGAACATTATCCAATCGATGTGAGAATGAGGGTATGGAAGTTACCGTTATTTCCGGAGACCGCGATCTGCTGCAGCTTGCGACAGAGCATGTAAAAATCCGAATTCCGAAGACTAAGCAGGGCAAGACAGAAATTGAAGATTACTACGCTAAAGATGTTGAAGAACGTTATCAGGTGACGCCAAAAGAATTTATTGATCTGAAGGCACTGATGGGAGATACGGCAGATAATATTCCAGGAGTTCCAAGCATCGGGGAGAAGACAGCGACAAAGATTATTACACAGTATCATTCGATTGAAGAAGCGCATGAACATGTGGATGAGCTGAAACCGCCAAGAGCATCCAAGGCTTTAAGTGAACACTGGGATCTTGCGGTGCTCAGTAAAGAGCTGGCAACGATCAATGTAAAGGCTGATTTCCCGTATGAACTATCCGAAGCAAAGCTCGGTAATCTATATACGGAAGAAGCATATATCTTTTTCCAGAAACTGGAATTTAAAAATCTTCTTTCCAGATTCGATGTTTCGGCACCGGCCAACAAGGTCGAGGACGGATTTAAGATCATTACTTCCAAATCAGAAGCGGAGAAAGTCTTTGTACAGGCGGAAGAAGCAAGTACAATAGGCGCCGTAATCTTCAAAGATCTGGAAAATGTATTACCGTTGTTTGCAGATCAGGCCGGACTTGGAGGTATCGGACTGTGCTTTTCAAAAGAGGAAAGTTATTGTATCAAAGTTGAAAAAGACATAACCGGAGAATGGTTACTGAAAAAACTTGCGGATGTGGCTGAGAAGGCAGAAACGTATGCAATGTTCCATTTAAAAGAGTCTATGGAACAGGTAACAATCCGGAATCAGGCAAACTGCTTTGATGTTAGTGTGGCTGCATATCTTTTGAATCCACTTAAAAATAATTATACATGGGAAGATGTTGCAAGAGAACATCTGGGTCTGATGATTGATGAAAAGATCGATCAGGATATGAAAGCCTGCTATGAGTCTTATGTAAATTATGCGTCGGTAGAGGTTCTGCGGCAGAAATTACGGGATACAAAGATGGATACGTTGTTCCGGGATATTGAGATGCCGTTGGTATTCACATTGTTTGATATGGAACAAAATGGAATCCGTGTAGAAGCGGATGCTTTGAAACAGTATGGCGATCAACTCGCGGGTAAAATTGCCGAACTGGAAAAAGAAATTTACGAAGAAGCAGGTGAGACATTTAATATTAATTCACCAAAGCAGCTTGGAGTTGTATTGTTTGAAAATATGAAGCTCCCGGGTGGGCGCAAGA